GCAATTCGTCCACAGAGGATACAGAATGTGTTGAAAGTGATGACCACTTCACTGGCAAACTCCGCAATCGAAAATCTCGTGATGAAAGTGTTCAGCATTGACCAGCTCGAACCTTTCATAGTTCAACCCGAATTTTTGTGTTGGGAGACCACTCACACTGTCAAGTACTATGTTTTCACGCTTACTTTTGAATACATACATTTCCACATCTCTATCTCCAACATATTTTATTTTCTGTCCTTTGTTTCTTCCATTCTGTCCTTGTTCTTCTTATACCTTTTTGGAGAATGGACCATGGAAGTAGCCTTTAACGTGGAGTCTTCATGGACCACAGATGAAGACATCCGCCCGTTGGGGGCACGCAACATTGATCTCAAAATGCCTGCCTTGTTGCAGCAGGTTACGGTTAACAGGCGATCAGGCCTGTGGCCAGTCGTTCGATGGCGTTGTGACCGTTACATCATTGAACGCAATTTCTTGAACGAACTACTATCTCATAAATTCTCCCAGAACTTTGTAGCAGCAGAGTTGCAGTTTGAGAGGTTCGTTCTTTCCCAAAATTTGAGTCATGCGTTTAACGTTCCTGTTAACGTCATTGACTCTGACATCGCAGCCAACACAATTACACTGGCCCACCATATATTGGCTGTGAGAGCATTTGAACGCAAGGACACAGAAACCACTCCGGTTTTTGCAGGCCTAGGACGGATGGACGAACATTGTTATACCCCATCCAAGTTGCCACCGAGATTTTCCCGCCCCTTGGGCCCGTCTCTGATGTTGCCACTATTCAAGTACGGCTTGATCCTAAGCCTGATCACCGTCCTGTTGCTGTTCAATTGCCAATGGGAATTCGTGATGCAACCCTATTTCGCATCGATCCCAATGACGTTTCAAGCGTCGTTGCAGGTGCTAGAAAACGTGTTGTGCCAAAACTCCATCCTATCTGTCCTCGCAAACTTGCCCGTTTTAGGCATTTTGTAGGTAGATGGATAAAGCAGAACCTAACTCCGTTGGCTTCAGATACTGATGTCAGCAGAGAAGCTTGGTTGGAAAAAATGCACGGTAAGTATCCAGCTTACCGCATCGAAGAGTTGCGCCAGATAGACCTTCCTAATGGCTGCCTACCCTCAAAATATTGGAAGGTGCGTGGCTTCACAAAAGATGAAGCCTATTCAGAAGTCAAACACATGCGCATGATAAACCCTAGGAGCGATGAGAGCAAATGTTTTGCTGGGCCGATATTCTCACTAATTGAGAATGAGGTTTTCAAAAAACATTGGTTCATCAAGAAAGTACCAAATATAGATCGCCCTAATTATATCATGGAACACGTGTTTGCACCTGGAGCTAAGTATGCTGCTACAGACTATAGCTCCTTTGAAGCCTCGTTCAGTGCTGAGCTCATGGAATCATGTGAAATGCAACTGTATAAGTACATGAGTCAGCATTTGGACGGGGGCAAGAAATGGTATGACACGATACATGCCATGATGTGTGGAATGCAGGACATTCGTTATAAAGGTACACGCATCAAGACAGTGGCCTCGCGAATGAGTGGTGAAATGTGCACATCACTCGGAAACGGATTCACTAACCTCATGTTAATGCTTTTTGCCGGCGCTGAATGTGGCCTAGGCAAATTGTTTGGGGTCTTTGAAGGTGATGACGGGTTGTTCAGATTCTCAACCGGTCGTTTCCCCACGTCCAAATTCTTCCAAGAATTGGGTTTTAGTGTTAAAATGGAAATTCATGAAACGCTCAACACAGCCTCATTCTGTGGAATGGTCTTCGATCCAGAAGACAAAATCAATGTAACAGACCCGGTTAAATCGTGTGTTAACCTTACCTGGGCCCCCAAAAATTATATAGGAGCAAAAACTGAAAAATTGCGGGGCTTAGTCAAAGATAAGGCAGTCTGTTACGCACATCAATACCCTGGTTGCCCCATTGTCAGTAAGCTGGCCATCAAAATAAGTGAACTTTACAAAAATGTTGATGATGGTTGGGTGCGCGAATCTCGTGGTTACAACTTGTGGAATGTTGCTATTTCAAATTCAGCTCATTCCACTGACATTCCAGTTGTTGAACCATCACTGGCCGCCCGCAAACTTATGGAACAAAAGTATGGCATCAGTGTACAGTCTCAGTTGGCCATTGAACAGAAAATCGAAAATTTAAGAGCCGACGAGCATCTTGAAAGTCTTGAATGGGTACCGTTGAATTATCATGAGTGCTTCGCAAATTACACAAATCCCTGGGTTGATCGTATGACGAAACAGCCCATTTTAGCGAAGTATTATGATCGGAAGCCGTTTGACATAACTGGTCCTCGCGTGAATATTGAACAGAAATAACTTAAAGGACCTGGCCCCACCACCATTTATTGGTAGTCAATCGAG